AGGCGAACCCCAACGTTGGGCATCGCCTTCGGCTCAGCCCAACCTACCAGCCTCACTCCGTTAAGCGTTATGCGTTATGCGTTTGGCGCGGCGCTGGCTGGTCTGGCCGGCTGCGCGCCGGCGCCCGATGCCGCGCCGGTCGGCGCTGTGGCGGCGCCTGCCGCCCCCGCGTCGATGCCCGCGCCCATACCCGCACCGCAACCGGCCAAGCCCGCGCCGCAACCGCCGGCCGCCGCCTTGCCCTACCGCGCCGAGTTGACGCGCAACGCGCGCGCGCTGTGGGGGCTGGATGCGCCGGTGCCGGTGTTCGCGGCCCAAGTGCATACCGAAAGCGGCTGGCGCGCTGACGCGGTTTCGCCGGTGGGCGCGCTGGGGCTGGCGCAGTTCATGCCGGGCACCGCAAAATGGATCAGCAGCATTGACCCGCAACTGGCCGCGGCCCAGCCGTACAACCCGGCCTGGGCGCTGCGCGCGCTGGTGCGCTACGACCAGTATCTGTACAGCCAAGCGCCGGCGCGCTACGCGCCGCATGATCGCATGTGGGTGGCTTTGCGCGGCTACAACGGCGGGCTGGGGCACTGGATTAACGAGGCGCGTGCCACGGGGCAGCCGCAGCCCACGCGCGCGCAGGTGGATGCCGCCTGCGGGCGGGCCAGCCGCGCGCCCAAACACTGCACTGAAAACCTGGCGTACCCGCGCCGCGTGCTGGTCGAGACGCAGCCGCGCTACGCCGCCTGGGGGCCTGCGCTGTGACGGCCGTTTTGCGTTGGGCGTTGGGCGAGCCGGCCAGCCAGGTGGCGGGGCTGCTGCTGGCGCTGGCCGCCGCCGCCGGGGCCGGTTATTGGCGCGGGCATGCGGCCGGGCAGGCGGCCCAGCAGGCGCGGCAGGATCACCAGGCGGTGGCCGAGTTGACCGGGATCATCGAGTCCCATACCCAATTGGTCGAGCAGTCCCAGGCCGCCAGCCGCGCCATGCGCCAAGCCACCGCGCGGCGCGAGGCCGCCGACCAGAAAACCACCGAGGAGTTGCGCCATGCGCTTGCCGCCACTGCCGATAGCCGCACTGGTTGTGTCTTTGATGACGGCGTCTTGCGCCAGTTACAGGCCGCCCGTGACCGCGCCGCCGCCGCCGCTGCCGGCGGAGTACGCGGTGCGCTGCCCCAGCCCGCCGCCGGCGGCGGTCAGCCCTGAGGTGGATGCGGTGGCCATTTCGCTTAAACAAATGTACGACCTGTACGGCCTGTGCGCGGGCCGGCTGGTGGATTTGCTCGATTACCTGGAGGGGGCGCGGCGATGACTTTGCGCGTGGAGTTTTGGGAGCTGGTGACATTGATGGTGACGGTGCTGCTGGGCATCGCGGGCATCTTCATCACCTTGGGCAAGGTGACGCTGGCGCAGTCGCAGCGGCACCTGGATATGCGCTTTGATGCGATGGATGCGGCGCACCGGGCGCGCGATGAGCAACTGGCGCGGCGGCTGGAGGCGATTGAGTCGGCGCGGCGCGATGAGGTGGCGCAGTGGCAGCGCGTGGAGCGCGATCTGTATCAGCTCAAGGTGGAGTTGCCGCAGCGCTACGTGCAGCGCGAGGATTATGTGCGCGGGCAGACGATCGTGGAGGCCAAGCTGGATGCGCTGGCGGCCAAGCTCGACAGCGTGCAAATACGCGCCGCGGCGGCGCATGTGAACCGGGAGGGGGCGTGATGCACATGAACATCGACCATGCCAGGGTCAGGCGCGAGAGCCTGCGCTGGATCATCATTCTGGCGCTGAACAACGCGCGGCCGGTGGGCGCGTATGAGGGGGTCATTCTTTCCATCGCGCAAAGCGAGTACCCGGATGCCACGCCGCTGGAGCTGCGCCGCGAGCTGGATTACCTGGCCGGGCGCGAATTGGTGAAGCTGGACAAGGAGCCGGGCGGTCGCTGGCACGCGGCGCTGACGCGCACCGGCACCGATGTTGCGGAATACACCGTGGATTGCGAGCCGGGCATTGCGCGGCCTGCCAAGTATTGGTGAACCATGCGCCCCCACGCTCATCACTTCGTGTATTCGCTGCCCCCCGAGGGGGCGCAGATCCCCCTTGGGGCGGCCCGGCGGGGGATCTGACATGGGCCGCAAAAGCACCGTAGGCAGTTTGCCGCCCGAAGTCCAGCGGCATATCGAGCGGCGCCTGGCCGATGGCCAGTTGACGCTGGACGCGCTGATTGCCGAGCTGCAAGCGCGGTTTCCGCACGAGGCCCAGGCGGGCGATTTGCCAAGCCGATCTGCGGTGCACCGCTACGGGCAAAAGCTGGAGCAACGGCTGGCGGCGATTCGGGCCAGCACCGAGGCGGCGCGCATCATCGGCCAGCAGTACGGCGACAAGGGCGATGACCGGGGCGCGGCGCTGATCGCGATGATTCAGTCGGAGCTGTTCGAGAGCGTGATGGCGCTGTCGCAAGCCAGCGATGGCGACATGTCGCCCGAAGACCGCGTGCAACTGCTGGCGATGGCCGGCAAGAACATCGGCACGCTGGCGCGCGCGGGCGTGGCGCATAAGGAGTTTCAGGCGCGCGCCGAGGCTGCCGCGCGCAAGGCGCTGCTGCAAGAGCAAAGCGACAAGCTCAATGCGCTGCAAGCCCAGGGCGGGGTGACGCCGGAAACGCAGGCGGCGATCCGGCAAGCGCTGGGGATTGCGTGATGACGCGCGGCAACGCCAAGATCATCCCGGCCAACCCGGAGGGCATCTTTTTGCCCTATCAATCGGCTTGGATCAAGGACGATGCGCGGCTGAAGCTGATGGAAAAGGGCCGCCAGATCGGCCTGTCGTGGTGCACCGCGTACAAGTGCGCCGAGCGCACCGCGGCGCAGGGCGCGCGCAACGACCAATGGGTGAGCAGCCGCGATGATTTGCAGGCGCGCCTATTTATTGAGGACTGCAAAACGTGGGCCGGGATCATGAACCTGGCGGCCAAGGACTTGGGCGAGGTGGTGCTCGACCCCAAGGACAAGATTACCGCCTACGTGCTGCAATTTGCCAGCGGGCGGCGCATCCACAGCATGAGCAGCAACCCGGATGCGCAGGCGGGCAAGCGCGGCGGGCGGGTGCTGGATGAGTTCGCGCTGCACCCCGACCCGCGCAAGCTGTGGGCCATTGCCTACCCCGGCATTACCTGGGGCGGCAACATGGAGGTGATTTCCACGCACCGGGGCAGCGCGAATTTTTTCAACCAACTGGTGCGCGAGGTGCGCGAGAGCGGCAACCCGAAAAAGATCAGCCTGCACCGGGTGACGCTGCAAGACGCGCTGGAGCAAGGCTTTCTTTTCAAGCTTCAGCAGATGCTGCCCGCCGATGATGAGCGGCAGGGCCTGGACGAGGCGGCGTATTTCGACTTCATCCGCAAGGGCTGCGCGGATGAAGAAAGCTTTCAACAGGAATACCTGTGCAACCCGGCCGATGATGACGCGGCATTCCTGGAATACGACCTGATCGCCGCTTGCGAGTACCCGGCGGGCCAGGACTGGCGGCGGATAGCAAGCGCCACGCCGCGCCTGTATGCCGGTATCGACATCGGGCGCAAGCATGACTTGACGGTGCTGTGGGTGGCCGAGCAACTGGGCAGCGTGCTGTATACGCGCCATGTCGAGGCCATGCGCAACCTGCGCAAATCCGAGCAGGAGGCCATTTTGTGGCCGTGGATCGAGCAATGCGAGCGCGTGTGTATCGATGCCACGGGTCTGGGCATCGGCTGGGTCGATGACGCGCAGGACAGGTTCGGCGCGCACCGGGTGGAGGGGGTTACGTTTACCCAGCGCGTCAAGGAGGAGTTGGCCTACCCGGTGCGCGGGGCGATGGAAGACCGGGCCATCCGCATGCCTTACGACCCCAAGATACGGGCCGATTTGCGGCAGTTGACCAAGCGCGTGAGCAGCAGCGGCAACGTGCGCTTTACGGCCGAGCGCAGCGAAGGCGGCCACGCCGACCATTTCTGGGCGCTGGCGCTGGCGCAGCACGCGGCGGCGCAGCCGGCGGCGCCCATCGAGTTCATGAGCACCGGCCCGCGCGAGGCGGTGCGGGATGCCAGGGGGTTTATCTATGGGGGTTGAGGGTTTTGCGTTGAGCGTTTGTCTTCGTCATTGCCGCGAAAGCGGGAATCCAGCGTGTAGGTTGGGCTGAGCCGCAGGCGATGCCCAACGTTGGGGTTCGCCTATGGCTCACCGCCAACCTACGCGCGCAGGCGATGCCCAACGTTGGGGTTCGCCTGCGGCTCACCGCCAACCTACGCGCCAAATCGTTGAGCGCCCGGCGTTTGGCGTTGAGCGTGAAATGCCCTACGCCAAACGCTAAACGCGCAACGCACAACCTCGTTACGCCAAACGCCATGTCAATAGCCCCCCGCCCGCTTGGCGTCTTCCAGCGCGCGCAGCATGGCTTGCAGCGACTGCGCGCCGTTGTCGGTGGTCGGCACCTGGCCGTAGCTCTTGCCGTTCAGGTTCAGGTTCACGTT